TGAATCCTTATCAATATATTAGAGAAAATTAGTTATGTTAAATGTTTTATATAGTAGAATCCGAAAGTCAATTACAGAGGTTGACTGAAGAGGTAAATAGTACAATATTTTTAAAATTATTTACTACCTCTCCTTTTTTTCATCCACGATTCAACCAACCAGTAGCTGCTTATATTAAAAATGTAGAAGACGGCAAAGGGTATATTATACCTATAAACCATCCAGAAGGAATAAACGTATCCATAGACAGAGTCGAACAGTATCTAAAAAATATCAATGAGATATTCGTTCTTGACAAAAAGGAACTATTTTATTCGTCTGTATTAAATAATACCACCGATCTTAAACTTTTAGGCAACTCACATAACCACATTATACCAGAGTATCCTAGTCTTCCTAAAATAACTTCTAGACTATATAATCAGCATAAAGACCTGCCTTATCTTAATAAATTAGTCCCTTTGTCCAAACTATTTGAAGAAGCCGAACTAGTGTATGATACCTATCAAGATCTGATTTCATTAGAGAAAGATGAAAGTTTTACCTTCTACAATAGTACCTTTGTAAAAGTATTTTTCTTGTTAGAACAAGTTTAACAATATAAATTTTTCTGCCATTCCTCATAAAGAGGAATTTAGAAAAGCAATTATACCTAAAAATGATCAATTTGTTGAATTTGACTTTGATGGATACCATTTAAGGCTGTTGGCATCAATTTTAGGATATGAACTCAACTCATCAAAAGCTCATAAACAAATAGCATCTTTATACCTAGGAGATAAAGAACTATCAGAAGAAGAGTATAAGCATGCCAAGCAAGTTAACTTTCAGGCCATTTACGGAACTATACCGGAACAATACTCAGATACAGAATTTTTCGTACGGATAGCTGAATACACTAACAGCCTATGGGATGCATTTAAAGATAAGGGCTATGTTAAAGCTCCACAATCTATGAAAAGGTTCACCAGTAAGATTGGAAACATGAATCCTCAAAAGCTTATGAACTACATTATACAGTGTACAGAAACTACACGCAATGTTACTGTACTTAAAGAGGTTCTAAAGTACCTGTCACATAAAAAAAGCGATATAGTACTTTATACCTACGACTCCATAGTACTGGATTTTAATAAAGAAGACGGAGAAGAGATATTAACAGAGATCGAAGACCTGCTCACCATAGGAAACTACCCTATTGGAATTAAAACAGGATCAGATCTTAGTTTTCAAAGTTAATTTAATATTTATAATGGACGATTTTTTAAATTTTAAGGAAGAGGTTAAGCATAGCTTAGACTTATTTCGTAGTCCATTGGATATGACTAATAAATTATTTTGTACTTTTTCTACGATAGAAGAGTATGCTGACTTAGTTGAGGTTATAAAGCATAGGTATAATATTCTATTTGATAAGATATTTGTACTGGAATGCTTAGACACAGATGAGGTAGTATGTACCTACAATGTTGATTTAAATAATGTAAACGACTTTATAGAAGGTACTATTCTAGTACACAGAAAAAAACATACTAATACTCTTTATTCTATTAACGCTCTTAATGAACTTATTAAAGAGTTAAATTTCGGTAGATTGGATAAAAATTTTATCGTAGATTGGAATGATTATAGAAACACTATCCTACTTACCAGGGAAGGAAGCCTACAGATTATAAAGACGAAGTTATTAGAAATAATTACTTTGTAGTTGCTTCTCTAGTACGAAGTTCTTATATTTCTAGCAAACTAAAAACCAATAAGTTATATTATGGACCTTAATCAAATAAAAAGTAAACTGAGTGAACTATCTAATGATGGTAACAGCTCTAAAAAAGAAAAAGTAGACTACGAGAAGATATTCTGGCGTCCATCACCAGGTAAGCATCAAATTCGAATAGTACCTTCTTCTTATGATCCGACCTTTCCTTTCACCGAGATGAAGTTCCATTATGGAGTAGGACAGTACCCTATGGTGGCATTGTCTAATTTTGGAAAACAAGATCCTATCGAAGAGTTTGTTAAAGAGCTTAAGAAAACTTCTGATAGAGACAATTGGTCTTTAGCCGGTAAATTAACACCCAAGTCTAGATTTTTCGCACCTGTAGTAGTAAGGGGTGAGGAGGATAAAGGTGTACGTCTTTGGGGATTTGGAAAAACTATCTTCAAAGCTTTACTATCACTGGCTGAAGACGAGGATATCGGGGATTACACAGATCCGGTCAATGGTTTCGATATGATTGTAGAACAAGTTCAAGGCAACCCTTACCCGGAAACTTCTGTTCGAATTAAGCCTAAGATGTCTCCTTTGTCTGACGACAACAACTTAGTCGATAACTGGCTTAAAGAACAACCGAACCCTAGTGAAGTGTATACTCAGTATGATTACGATTTCATTAAAAAGCAGCTCCAAAGCTACCTATCACCAGGTGAACAAGAGACCGACGATTCTAGTGAACTTAATCTAGGTTCGTTTGGAGATGATAGTAGTTCATCTTATACTGCCGAAGCCTCTCCTAATAAAGGACCAGGTACACTTAATAAATTTGATGATATCTTTGAAGATTAATTATGCCTAAAAACTCTACGAAAAAAGCCGCTGCTGAAATAGTTAAAAGCGGCTTTAATTTAAATTCATTCAAAAGAAAGAAAGGATTAGATGCTTCATCGGTAAAGTTCAAGAAACAGAGTTGGATACCTTTATCTAAAGCATTTCAGGACATCACATCACTTCCTGGAGTACCTACAGGACATATCACCCTTCTTAGAGGGCACAGCGATACCGGTAAAACGACGGCCTTAATTGAAGCTGCAGTAAATGCTCAAAAAATGGGTATTCTTCCTGTTTTCATCATTACTGAAATGAAGTGGTCTTGGGAGCATGCTAAAGAGATGGGACTAGAGTTTACTCCCATTGTGGATGAAAACACAGGAGAGGTCGTAGACTACGAAGGATTCTTTCTATATGCCGACCGGGGTACCTTAAATACTATTGAAGACGTAGCTGTATTCATGTCCGATCTTATTAATGAGCAAGACAAGGGGAACCTTCCACATGACTTATGCTTTTTTTGGGATAGTATTGGTTCCGTTCCGTGTGAGCTATCGATCAGATCAAATAAAAATAATAATGAATGGAATGCCGGGGCTATGTCCACGCAATTCGGCAACAACTTAAACCAGAAAATTCTTCTATCTAGAAAAGAAAGTCATAAGTACACCAATACTCTAGTAGCTATCAATAAGGTCTGGACTATGAAACCAGAGTCACCAATGGGCTCACCCAAATTACTTAATAAAGGCGGAATGAGTATGTGGTACGACGCTACTATGGTAGTTACATTCGGTAACATAACCAATCCTGGTACTAGTAAGATAAAGGCGATAAAGAACGGTAAACAGGTTGAATTTGCCAAACGTACAAACGTTCAAGTGGAAAAGAACCATATTTCTGGAGTAACTTCTAGAGGTCGAATTGTAATGACTCAACATGGATTTATCGAAGACGACAAACGGGCTATAGACAAGTATAAAGATGAGTATAAAGATCACTGGTTCAACCTTTTAGGTTCAACTGATTTCGATCTTATCGAAGAAGGAGATTTAGAAGAAGACCTAAACGCCCCCATGCCAGCATCAGGTGGTCTCTTAGATGAATAGAAGTTATCAAGATATTCTCGACAACCTAACAGAAAAACCTCCTAGAAAAAAGAACGACCACATATTATTAGTCGATTCTTTAAATACATTCATTAGAAGTTTTTCTATGTTAAAAGCTATGAATCCTAGAGGTCAGCACATAGGCGGCCTTGTTGGGTTTCTTCGGTCACTAGGTTACTTAGTACGTACTATAGAACCAACTAGAGTAGTTTGTGTTTTCGACGGTAAGGGGTCTTCTATTAATAGACGTAACGTCGACCCTAATTATAAGGCTAATAGGGATAACCTTAAAGTGACGAATTGGGGGATGTTCGATACTCGTGAGGAAGAACGAGAGAGTATGGCTTCTCAAATTAGTAGATTACTTGACTACTTAGAATGTCTACCAGTACAGTTAATTTCTTTAGAAAAGGTAGAAGCTGATGATATAATTTCTTATATAGGTCAAGAGTTTTCATCAAGAAATTCAAAAGTTACTATAGTTAGCTCAGATAAAGATTTTCTTCAAATAGTTAATAAAAATATTTCGGTCTATGCTCCTGTCAAGAAAAAGTATTTTGATATTAACAATATACAAGAAGAACTTAAAGTTATCCCAGAGAACTACTTAATAGTTAAGTCATTAATAGGAGATAACTCAGATAACCTTAGAGGAGTAAAAGGGGCAGGAATCAAAACTCTAACCAGCCTATTCCCAGACTTAGTTAGTAGAGAAGTGGATTTAAAGTATATTTACGAAAGGTCAGAAGAAAAGATAAAAGATCGTAAATTGTATGCTAAAATTATTTACGATTGGGACCTAATAGAAAGAAACTACAATCTTATGAATATTCAAAATCCACATTTGTCTGATGATGAAAAAATTCATATTATTAATGAGCTGAGTAAAGAAGTTCCTGAACTTCAATCCGGAACATTCATTCACTATCTCGAACAAGACGTAATAGAAGGTATTACTAAAAACACAGAAGGGTGGCTAGAAAATTTCCGCCCATTAACACTAGCAAAATAGGTTATGGCAGCATTACAGAAACTATCACAATATGGTAAATCCTTCCAGCTAAAAGTACTTGGATCTCTTTTGACCGATAAAGCCTTTCTTCTATCAGTTCGAGATGTACTACACCCTGAATACTTTGACGCCGATTCTCATAAATGGGTATTAGAGCAGATAATTAGGTACTTTGATAAGTATCATACGACGGTTACGATGGAGGTATTGAAAGTTGAGCTAAAGAAAATAGATAACGAAGTCCTTCAAGTGGCTGTAAAGGAAGAGCTGCGAAATTCATATGACGCATCCACCGATGACTTAGAATACATACAAGAAGAGTTTTCATCGTTTTGTAAAAACCAGGAACTTAAGAACGCTCTTTTAGAAAGTGCCGATCTTCTTCACACCGGAGATTTTGAACTTATCAGAACTAAGGTCGAGAATGCTCTCAAAGCCGGGATGGATAAAAACCTTGGCCATGAATATAACAAAGATATAGAAACTAGATATAGAGTAGATTATAGACCGACTATACCTACACCATGGCCTCTAGTGAATAAGAATATTCAAGGAGGATTCGGCCCAGGGGATCTGTTCATTATGTTTGGAAATCCGGGAGGGGGAAAATCGTGGTCAATGGTAGCAGCTGCTGCTCACGCCGTACAACTTGGCTATAAGGTTAATTACTATACCCTGGAGTTGGGGGAAGATTATGTCGGTAAACGTTTTGATTGTTACTTTACTGGCAAGTCAATTGATGAGATAAACGAACATAGGGATGAAGTCGAACAAGTAATTAAAAATTTAAAAGGCAATCTCATAGTTAAAGAGTATGCACCTAAGTCCGCTAGTATTTCCTCGATTAAAGCTCATATTCAGAAATGTGTTGATATAGATCTTAAACCAGATATGGTTATAATTGACTATGTAGATTATTTAAAAGCACCTTCCAAAAAATATGCTGAGAGGAAAGATGAGATTGATGATGTATTTATCGCTGCCAAAGGTTTAGCCAAGGAGTTTAAAATACCGGTACTTACCCCCTCTCAGGTTAATCGAATGGGTGCCAAGGACGATGTCATTGAAGGTGATAAAGCTGCCGGTTCCTACGATAAGATGATGGTGGCCGATATCTGCCTATCTCTTTCTCGTAAAAAAGAAGATAAGGTCCTTGGAACCGGCCGCCTTCATGTAATGAAAAATAGATATGGCATGGACGGTATGACGTATGACATTAATATGGATACCAACAATGGTCACATTACTATAGAAGGAGAAACAAACACTGACCTTTTAGAAGAAACGAACAAACCTTATGCTGAAGTTAGCAGGAAGTTTTTCGAATTAGAAAAAACATAAATATTTATTATTAAAAGATATGAAAAAGTTTTTAGCATTTTTATTAATTGCACTACCAAGCATGGTCTTCGGGCAGGCTGAATGGGATAGAGAAGTTAAGACTGATATATACCTTATTAGGTACAATACAAACTTCGAACAACCTACTGAAATAGTTTATGAGATAAACTGCCCACACGGAGATGTAGACAGAGCCGGTCGTACATTCTTTACCTCTGATTCTATTAATACCTCTAATGATGATGATTATGTAGATAACATATGGGATAGAGGTCACATGGCACCCGCTGCTGCATTCAGCTGTACTGAAAAAGATTTAGAAACAACGTTCTTTTATGCCAACGTTGCCCTTCAGCATCAATCCCTAAATAGAGGGGTATGGAGGAAATTGGAAGAGTTTGAAAGAAACCTGGCTACTTTCTATCCTAATTTGTTGGTTAAAATAGAAGTCGAATTTGGTGACCCTATCCAAAGATTAGAAACAGGCGCTGTCATCCCGACAGGATTTACAAAAACACTATTTTTTGACGGAGACGCACATTCTTTCTACTTCCCTAACGATGATACCAGAGGGACAATCTTCATGGACTATTTAATAAACTAGACTAGTTTTACCCTCCTTGTACTCCTATTTATAAAAAAAAATCTTAGGAGTATATGAAAAAGCTAGTATTAATAGGTTTTCTAATAGCTGCACCTTTTCTATCATTATTTTCACAAACAACAACCGGTAGTGGAGGTTCTGTTCCGTGGTTAGTTCTTAC